GATGCCTAAATCTTCGATGGGTGGGCGTGATTTTAGGGACCCGTCAAGGTCTAGTTCAAAGTTTTCGCATACTGTTAGTTCGTTGTCTGCGATGGCGGTTGGGTCACTGAATGTGTTGAGCCCTCCAACGAATGGGCCTACCTGTATCGGCTCACCTGGCATAGTGGCTCCTAGTTAAGCTCGAATGTGATGTTTGTTTCGTAGGTCATGGTGGCAGCAAGTCGTTCTGTTTCGCCACGTTCTGCGACACTGGCGCTATATTCGGCTTGTTTGACAGCCATCATTTGAGGGTTTTCGTCCATTTCGTAGGCTTTCATTAGCACAAAGTTCACAATGTCTGTGAAGGTTTCGTCAGGCAACGACAGAACATCTGTGGTGGTAGCGGTGACATCTGCTGGTTGAGCGATGTAACGGATGAGCATTGTGTAGTCTTTGTTGGGTACAGGCCAGAACGTAATGTCCCCACCCCACGCATACCAGAACTGTGGGGAGCCTGTCTCGGTACCTAAAGGATCTGCAAGTGAGATGCTTTCTTCAGCTTGCGAAATGGGGATATTTCCTACCCGGCGACCATCGAGCAGAAGAGAAGCAATAGAATCAATCTTGGGGGTAACAGAGGTCAGGGCGTAAGTTGCGGTACCAGAAGTAACAGCCACCGTAGCTGTCGTCTGCAAAACTTGGTTTTGTTTAGAAATATCAACTTGGGCTTCGTTAATCCAACGCACAATGTCAGCGTTAGTTAGTTGAACACCGGACTCGTCACCGAAAATACGTTTAACAACGTTGTATACGTCACCTACAGTTTTAGTGGGGGAACTATAACTCATCGCTCAAACTTTCTCCCGTTGTGGGTAACCGTGTGGAGCTTGTTCCGTCCCCCGCTCGCAAGAAATTCTATATGGTCGAGTCTATCCTCTAAATCGTCCTCTTGTCTCTTATAGTCTAATAGTTTTTTAGCATTTTCTTCAGCCTCAATACGTTTCAAAATGTTATCCGCACCGTGACGTACAACATCGCCATCGAAAAGCCACGCCAGGACTTTGTGGGGTTCTTTCATGTCAGCTTCCGACATATAACGCACAATATACTCGGGCATGTTATCCGGCTTATCCAAAATAGCCCAAGGTTTTTGTTTCTCCTCAGGAGTAGTTCTATCTTTTTGCGGAATATAAACCAACGAATAAGTTGGTTTCAAATCCTGCAAAACTTGTGCGAAATGCACATGATCGTCATTGACGAACTCGCCAAGGTCGGAGTTGAATACGTTTGCTGATTGTCCTAGAAAAGTTTGCATACCCTTAGTTTAGCTTATGCCCCGGATAAGTCACCCCAAGTGACACTGCCGAGGCTCACTGTTTGAGTTTCACCGTTGTAAGCAAGTGGGGATGTTGCCGCAACAACGCCGGGGTCTCCCTGCGGTCCTGTAGCTCCGGTTGCGCCAGTTGCGCCTGTGGCCCCCGTATCCCCTTGAATCCCTTGTATGCCTTGTATTCCTTGGATACCTTGGTCGCCCTGCGCACCCTGGGCACCAGTAGCACCAGTGTCCCCCGTGTCGCCTTTAGCTCCGGCGGCTCCAATAAGGGACTCTAGCCATTCAGATTCGGTTCCGACAAACCCGTCATCAACAGCTACTTCATAAGCTGACGGCCCCTCCGGTCCTTCGGGCCCGACAGTTCCACCAGCTTTGTTAATCCAAGCCCCGTCAGCTTCGCTGTAAGCAATAACATCGTCGTCGGCAAGAGTGTCGATTTCAACATCAATAATTTGTTTACCGGCGTTGTCGGTGTAAAACTTGTATTCGTAGTCGGCAAGCGTTAAACCTTCTTCCAGTCCGGAAGTGCTTTGATAAAAAAGTATTTTCTTATCCATAGTGTTTCCTAAACGGTGTCGTCCACAATGTATGTACCGGAAATGTGAAAATTATCTGCTGTAGTCAAAGTTACGGGTTCGCTAGGCGAAAAAGCAAAGTCGTAAACACGGTTACCTGCACGATCTGTCGTGTACAGCAAAAGCTGGCTCGAACCCGCTTCCACCTCACCACTAATATGATAAATCCTGCTCGCAGAAGCATCATGCAAACAACCGTCTCTAAACATGTACGAATACCGAGCATCAAAAGGCAACGTCATATAATACTGACCCGTACCAAAACTTGTAATATTCGTAAACGCAGCCTGAATCTCAAAATTAACTGCGTTACCCAGCAAAACATAACTACCCGTAAACAAAGGGTCGCCGTCAAACGTAGGCTGAGTACCATCCGTGCCCCCAGAAGGCGTGTAATCAACAACAACACCCGTATTACGGTTAGTTTTGTAATACTCATGCCTATAATCATCCAACGACAAATTATCCGGCAACACAGTACTTGACTGGTAAAAAGCGTGTTCGTATTCCATAAAATTCTCCAAAATAAAGAACGCCCTGACCCCATTATAAGGCCAGGACGTTCTTTATGGTGAGACTGTTTAAGCCTCGGTGATGTCAGACACCAAACCGTGAGTGTTACGACGGTCAGTACCAAGCTCGTGGTATTCAACCATGCGAGCGTAGTATGCGTCGTAGTCACCGTTGGAGTCACGAACCTGCTTCCACATTGAACCATCACGGTCAATGAAGTGCCAGTCCTCGTCACGGTAGTACGTGAGAGCGTCTTCGTTGATGTACCACTGCTTGTTCAGCGGTGCGTCAACATCTGCAACCACAGGGATTTCGCCACGGTCAGTGGTGAACGCAAGACCAGAGAAACCACCAGTGAATTCCTGGGTGTTAACGGTCTGACGCAACTGCGACAACAGGTTGAAGTACGCACGACGAACCCCGAGGCTCTGAAGGATCAGAGACGTGGAGCCACCCTTGGTGCGGATGTCATCAGTCATCTGAATCATCAAAGCTTCCGACAGTGCGCGGTTGGTGCCACCGTTGGAGTCAACGTTAGCTTTCCACTCGGGCTCTACCGAAGGGTCGATGTTGTACAAGGTTCCGGAAGCGCTGATAATTGCAGCGAGACCAGTGAGTTCACGGTTACCGCCAGCAGCAACACCAGAACCGGCGCGAACAATGATGTCAGCGGAGGCAAGTGCGGTACCAGGGGTGGTAGTGAACGTAACAGTGTTTGAACCAGCAGTTAGGTCAACCGAAGCAACAATAAGGTTCGTGTTGTCAACGGTGGTACCCGTCTGGGTGTCAACGACCATTCCAACCTGGAACAGACGTGCATCTGCAACAGGAACGACAGCACCAGTGTTGGCACCAGTAGCGACACCAATGGCACCGTTACCCGAGCCGTACACCTGACGGTTCATGTCTTTCTTGAGGTCGTTCTTCAAACCCTCAACCTCGTTGTCCAAAGCCTTGGCAAAAGCCTTAGCGTCGGAGTCAGAAAGGCTGATGGCCTGTCCGGTGAGCTGAACTCCACCGTATGCGTACTTCAGACCCACACGGGCAGCGGCGTGACCCTGCTGACCAGGCGTAGGCAGTGCTTCGGACTCGAAACGAGAACCGATACCACTGTTACGGCGGGTGTGAATTGGGAAGGTGACGTACTTTCCGCCAACTTCATTGGTGACACCAGAGCCACTGCGAGTAATACGCTTCAGCGCAACGATTTCGTCGTTAAGCTGCTCGCGGATGCGTCCCTGGTACACCTCCTTGAGATATGAATCAATAGTTGCGAGTGTTGCAGCCATTGTCTTTCCTTTCGTTATTGAAAGGAGATTAAGCCTTTAAACTACCGACCTTGTTCAAGTGACGAGGCGATGAGACTTTGCACATCTGTTCTCGACATCTTTCCAAGGGGTGTTGCCTGCTGTCCGGCAGGAACGCCTCCCGAAGTGGGAAGCAATCTTGGGGCGGAATCTCCTGGGCGCGGTACTGCGCGGATACGGTTTACTGTTTTGTCGACATACTCTTGAGCAACATCAGACAGTTTTCCTGCCTTGCCACTGCTCTGAAGTTGAAACGCCGCCCGCATCAAAACTTCCCGCACATCATCCTCGGTAAAGTCTGGATGTGCTTTCTTGAGTTCGCCAATTTCCTGTTCAAGAGCTGAGTCAGCTTCCTGCTGAACACGTACCTGTTCTTGCTGGGCAAGAAACTCCTGCATTTGCTGTTGCTGTTGCTCAAGCTGTGCAAGACGTGGATCAACGGGTGCTTCTTCAGTCCCGAAAGCTTCCTCTTCGTCTACCGCATCCTGAAGTTCTGCTTCAGTTTCCGGCATCCGACCATTCTGCTTCAGGAATTCACCTAAAGCATTATAGATAACTTCAGGTTCCGTATCGAGCCTCTGAGCAATAGTTGCATAATTTTGCAACTGCTCCGGTGAACCCAACTCGTTGTACTCTTTGAGTTGCTGGTTCAACGAAGAAATACGAGATTCCGCATTTTTGTCGAAGTTCTTAAGGTCTTCCTGAATACTATGAAAGCTAACAGGGTCTAGTTTTGAACGCAATGAATCCCAAGCAGGATTCCCCCCCGATTCCTCGGTTGGTTGCTGCTCAGTTGTTACCTCTACTGGCCCTGAAGATTCCGACACTTCCGGTTCTGTGCCAATCTCTGTACCTGTAGTTTCGTCCATCGTGTTCTCCTTATTCGCCGTACCTCCCAATGAGGCCCTAGCATTTGGATTTTAGTTTACTGTATTTAGTTGTAAATCACACACTTATTAGGAAAGTGCGTGAATTGCATACGTCAAATCGTTGTAGGTCATTTTCAGGACCTCAGCGTCTGTGTATGTAGTAGCATCGATGGCCTGAATTTCTGTCTTCAGTTCAGCGATAGTTTTACGTCCATAGTTTCTTGTTGGGCGGTACTCCATTTGAGGTACAGTACTCGCCACTACATCGAAATCTGCCATGGTTATACTCCTTGATCAGGGGCCATGTCGGGTACAGCCCCATTAGGAGCCATCATAGCACCTGGGCCCATTTCAGGGCCACCAATGGGCACCTCCATGTTATCGCCACCCAAAGGAGGGCCACCAGCTTCTGTACCATCCCCAGGGATCATTTGTAAGAACTGCTGTAACTGTTTTTGTTGAATAGCTTGTTCGTGAGCAGCAACGTGTTCTTCAAACTGAGCTTTAATTTCATCAGGGAGAATTTCGTATTCTTGTGACATGCGGAACTTGTTGTGAGTTTCCACATGTACTTCGTGAACGTCAAAATCATCGACAGAAACAATGAGCGGAGCTGGCATGTTCTGAATTTCCTGCATAATCTGCTCGTTCTGCATAGCCTCCGGAGGTAGCTGGGTCATAATCTGATCCATTGCTTCCATACGAGCCATATCAATATCTTCCACAGTCAGCATCTTCATCTTAATGTTTTCACGCTGAGCTTTACGTTCCGCAACATTCAAAGTGTCCATAATCTTTTGTACGCCACCAATTTCCAGCATACGAGCCGCAGCTGGCTGGTCAATGATACCGACAGAGAACATGTCCATTACACGGGCTTCCTGAGCGGCCTTAGATTTTGCGTAAGACGAACCAGGTTCGATGCGAATGTCAGTACCCGAAGCAACATCGGCACCCTTCAAAAGCATTGTGTCGAAAGCACCATCGGCACCAATAGTGCGAATCTTGCGGGGCAAGTCAACATACTGCACAAACAATTCGATAGTTTGTGTAGCGATCTTTTCCACACCAGCCTCAATGCTTTGGAACTGAGGAGTCAAGTATTGGTTGGATGCTTCCTGCAAATACGAGATAGCTGTACCAGAAGTAACTCCAGGAGGCGTGGATCCGCGAGACACTTCACGTTCCCCAGAAATATCAATCCAGTCATTCAACACACGGTCCTGCTGGTCCAAGTAATACTGGGGCAGTGGCGACAGGGGCAACGGCTGTGGCGGTGCCATACCTGGCTTGTACTGGATGACCAAACCGGGTTCGTTTGTCAGCTTAGATGGAACAATAGAACCCATTGGGGCAATCAGTTGAGGTTTAGCCATACGGCGACCAGCTTCAGCAATCTCTGAACGCAACCCGTTGTATTCTTTTTGCAGTTGCGACAAATCCACAATGGGGCTATCCGCGTAGAACGTG